ATCAGCGGTCAACTTTTGCTTCTCTTCTTTGGAACGCAGCGAGCCTAATGGATAACCAAGCCTCTGCTTTACTGCCGTATGTCACTCGTATTCAAACGCCCTACGAGGAAGAAGTCGTACGTCAGTGCTTGCAAGAGTTTGAGCAGATGGTCACGTGGCGTAACACCTTCTCATCTCAGTGGGAAGAAGTCGCGTCTGTCCTGGCCCCCAATAGTGTCAACACTTTTTTCTATGGCGCTTACAACTTCCCTGGCCAGAAGAAGACCTATCAGCAGATCGATGCTTCCGGGATGCTAGCTAACCACCGCTTCGCCGCGATCATGGACAGTTTGCTGACCCCGCGTAACCAGAAATGGCATGGCCTCTGCTCTAACGATCCCGATCTTATGAAGGACCGGCAGACGAAACTCTGGTATGAGCAAGTGGTCAACCGGCTATTCAAACTGCGTTATGCCCCTATCGCCAATTTCGCTTCTCAGAACAACCAGAACTTCGAGGGTCTCGGCGCATTCGGAACCGCGGCGATGTTCGTGGACCAGGCATATGATGAGGCAGGATATCCTATCCGGGCTTTGCGCTACCGCGCGATCCCGTTGGGAGAACTGTTTATCCGGGAGAACCACCAGGGTTTGGTGGACGGCTTTAATCGTTGGTTCCGCTTGGATGCGCGCCAATGCCTTCTGATGTTTGGGCCAGAGAATTTCCCTGAAGCATTGCGTTCCGCACTAGATCAGCAGTCGCAGCAGAAGTTCAACTTCATCCAAACGGTTCATCCGCGCCATGACTACGACGCGGGCAAACTGAATGCGAAGGGGAAGAAGTTCGCATCGTATTACATCTCCATCGAAGGCCGCTGTCTTCTGAGTGAAGGTGGTTACAACACTCTGCCCATGGCGATCAGTCGCTACGTCCAGGCTCCAGGCGAAGTGTATGGCCGTAGCCCGGCGATGATGGTCCTCCCGGCGCTCAAGACCTTGAATGCTCAGAAGGCTACCTTCCTGAAGCAGGGACATCGCGCCGCGGACCCGGTGCTACTCACCGCGGACGACGGCATTCTCGACATGAGCCTACGTCCCGGAGCATTGAATAAGGGCGGTGTCTCGGCCGATGGCCGTGCGCTCGTGCAAATCCTTCCGACCGGCAATATCCAGATCAACAAGGAGATGATGGCCGAGGAAAAGGCGCTCATTAATGACATGTTCCTGGTCTCGCTGTTCCAGATTATGACTGAGAACCCGCAGATGACCGCGACTGAAGTTGTCGAGCGGACCAATGAGAAGGGTATCTTGATCGCCCCGACCGCGGGCCGCCAGCAGTCCGAGTACCTCGGTTCGATGATCCACCGCGAGTTGGATGTGATGGCTCAACTGGGTCTCCTTCCTCCAATCACGCCCGCCATGAAGGAAGCTCGTTCAGGTTACGAAGTCGAGTACACCAGCCCCTTGGCCCGCGCGATGCGTGCCCAAGATGTGGCTGGTTTCGCTCGCACCCTTGAAATGGTAACGAACGTGGCGCAAGCCACCGGCGATCCTAGCGGCTTCGATGTGTTCGCCCTGGATCGCGCCTATCCGGCTATCGCTGATATCAACGGCACGCCGCTTGACTGGATGGCCTCGGATGACGAGATTAAGCAGAAGCGGATGAACCGTGCTAAGGCGCAGCAGCAAGCTGCCCAGGTTCAAGCCCTTCCCGCCCAGGCCGCGATGATTAAAGCCCAGGCGACAGTCGCCAAGTCCCAGGGCACTCAGCCTAATGCGCCGGGTATTCCCGCGGCCCCTGGACAGCCTAGCCCACAAGCGCCGCCAGCAGGAGTGCCTGGACAATGATAGTCGTTGAACGTCTCTTAGAGTTCATCCGCCATCGGAAGCGTGATTACGGCCACGCCTTTCTCAGTCCCGCGGGCCAGGCGGTCCTGGCTGATCTGGCGACGTTCTGTCGAGCTACAGAAAGCTGCTACAATGATGATGCGCGTAGGCATGCGGTAGCTGAAGGCAGGCGCGAAGTCTGGTTGCGTATTCAGAACCACTTGCATCTGACACCAGAACAGTTGTACATTATCCATTCCGGCGGTAAGTTCATTCCAAACGAGCGCCAACAACCCCCCAGCGAAGATGAAGGGATTATCAATGTCTGATATCCATCTCACAGAGACGGGCACGGGAACAATCACCCCGGCCGCAGCCCCGATTACCGAAAGTCCTTGGTTTACCGGGGCGGCCGAAGATGTAGTAGGCCACATTCAGAACCGTGGCTGGGACAAACTTGATCCCAAGGCTGCTGCTCTCGCCGCGGTGCAGGCGCATCGTGAAGCTGAGAAGTTTGTCGGCGCTCCTGCCGCGCAACTCGCTCGCATCCCTACCGACCCCAACGACACTGAAGGTTGGGCGAGGGTCTATGAGAAGTTGGGCGTTCCCAAGGACGTATCGGGCTACGATCTCTCTAGCGTTAAACTCCCGGATGGTTCCGACCTTGACGCTCCTTTCGCTGACTTCGCCAAGAAGACTGCTGCGGAACTTCACCTATCTCCGGCTGCGGCTGCTAAGCTAGCATCGGACGTGGTGAAGTTCGCTGCTAGTCAGGAAGCCACTGACACGGGCGAACGCGCCGCCTTGCTGGCCACGCAGAAGGACAGTCTCAAGACTAACTGGGGTAGCCAGTACGAGGCTAACCTGTTTGTCGCCACACGTGCGGCGCAAGTTCTCGGCGTGACCCCGGAAGCGGTCGCGGCCCTGGAGAAGGAAGTCGGCTACGACAAGGTGATGGAAATGTTCCGAACCATCGGAACGAAGATCGGCGAAGATAAGTTCGTCTCTAACCAGAACCCCGCCATACCTGGCGTGATGACCCGTGAACAGGCTGTCGCTCGGAAGGGCGAACTTATGGCCGATACACAATGGCGTGATCGCTATATGGCTGGAGGCGCGGCTGAAGCTCGCGAGATGACGGGCCTTAATAAATTGATTGTGAGTTCGTGATGGCGAAGCATTGGATAGCAGGCGCGATCAAGCACCCTGGCGCTGAGAAAGCTGCTGCGGCTAAGGCCGGAGAGAGCACACATGCTTACATGGAGCAGCATAAGAGTGACCCTGGCACTGCGGGTAAGCGGGCGCGCTTAGGTCTCACGCTTAGCAAAAATGCGTAAGAAGTAAGCCTCTTGACGCGATCACGAAAACGTGATCATATGTGATTGAAATTAGGCCCCCGGAATGGACACGGCCGTAGGTGTTCAACTTTTTGTGAGATATATCCATGGCTGATCCGGGCCTTATCGATCTCTTCACGACCCAGTTCTCTACCAATCTCGAACTGAAGCTCCAGCAAATGGGCTCCAAGCTTCGTGGAAAGGTGCGTGAGGGCTTCCACGTCGGCAAGCAAGCTTCGCCGATCAACCAGATTGGTGCCATCCAGTCGATGGCTCCAGCGGGTCGCTTCGCGCCCCTCAATCGGGTTGACCCCACGTTCACTCGTCGGTGGGTATTCCCGACCGACCGTGAACTTCCCCAACTGATCGACAGCTTCGATACGCTCCGCACCATCGTGGACCCCAAGTCCGAGTATGTGCAGAATGCTGCGATGGCTTTTGGTCGTGACTGGGATGACAATTTGATCGCGACCTCCTTCGGTACGTCGCAGACCGGCGTTGACGGCGCGGCTTTCTCGGCCGAGACCTTCAATACCTCCAGCACTGTGGCAAACGCGGGTTTCACCGTGGTTGAGACTTTCGGGTCGACTTCCAATTCCGGCCTGACTGTCGCCAAGTTGATCGAAGCTCGGCGCACCTTCCGCCACTACCACGTCGATCTCGATAGCGATCCTGTTACCCTAGTGATTGGTTCGCAGCAAGAGAGCGATCTGCTTAATCAGGTCCAAGTCGTGTCCAGCGAGTTCAACGAGCGCCCTGTGCTTGTCGAAGGTCGCGTGACCCGCTTCATGGGCTTTGATATCGTGGTGTCGGAACGTCTCACCATCACATCCAGCGCACGCCAGGTTATCGCCTTCGCGAAGTCCGGCCTCTACCTTGGTATTTGGCGCGATGTGTACAACCGCATCAGTCAGCGCAACGATCTGTCCAGTGAACCCTGGCAGGTTTACTCCAGCCACACTTTTGGTTCGACCCGCACTCAGCCGGGCAAGGTGCTTCAAATCCTTTGCTACGACCAAGGCGGCGCGGACATCACCCCGTAAGGAACCTGACGAATGGTTGATACCCTCAAGTCCCAGTCTATCCACAACCTCGACGGGGACGCTTCTTCGCTGCCGCAGGCAAACATTTTCACGCAGAATAATGCGGGTGCCGGGGCTCCTGGCCTTCTGCGCTCTGTCTCTGATTTCGTGGCGATGACCGCGGCGGGCCTTGGTTCTACATCTTCGACTTACAAGCTGGTACGTCTGCAATCGGACGTGATCTTGAAGTCGCTGAACCTGATTTTCTCGACCCCGCCTGATACCGGCGGCGGTTCGGATACTCTGGCTCTCGACGTCGGCGCGTACTACAGCGACAGCACGACTGACGGCACCTCTTCGGCGAACCAAGGCACAGCTATTTCGGCCACCTCGTTTGCTTCGGCCTTCCTGGTCACCGCAACGACTGGTGCCAAGGGCGTCAAGAACAACGTGCTGCTGAACATCAATCCGAACCTGTTCAATTCTCCCCTGTGGGTGGCGCTTGGTCTCTCGGCTGATCCCGGCGGTCAGATCGACGTCGTGGTCGCGGTTCACACCGTGGCGGATGCGGCTGCCGCAGCGGTGATGTATTGCGAAGCCAGCTACGCCCTGTAACCATTGGGGTGCGACGCGGCCCTCTTGTTGAGGGCGCGGCCATCCTGCCCGGCCGTTGCGCCTCCTTCGGCGGCTGGGCGAACTTTAGGAAACGGTAATGACGAGTGCATCTTGGTCAACATCGCGCGGCGCTCTTGAGTTCAACGTGTCCGGCTCGGGTTCCCAGCCGATCACGGAGGGAACGAATGCGCCTGGCGCTGGTGATATCGAGCTTCGCGTCAACCTTGCCGCCAACATGACGAAGCGCGAAATTAAAGAAGCGGTGGATGCGTTCTATCGGTTCCTAAGTGACGTGAACTTCTCTACGTCTGTACCACTCTAATGCGGGGCCAGGAAGGCGTTGTCTTCTGCGCGAACGCTGCGGCGGGAACCTACGGCCTAACGGCGCAGGCGGCTCCCCCATACGCCAGCGGGATGCAGGGTGGCTCTTATCTTCTGCTTGTCTCCTGCACTGGTACGCCTTCTGCCCAACTGCAAACTCAAGACCCCTCTGGCAACTGGATCAATGTCGGGACTGCGATCACGACTTCTGGTGGCGGGTCTGAGGTTGTTCAGCTTCCTCCTGGCACTGTGCGGGTCGTGATCTCGACTTCAACTGCCAACTACGCTAGTATGGCCAGGATACCAACTGACTAACCGCGGAGTCTCCCATGCCCGAACCGTTCACGACCAATGTGGACATAGCAAACCGGGCACTCCAGCATTGCGGTGCCACCCGGATCATTTCATTCCAAGACGATAGTAAGAATGCCTCTTCGGTGGCTTTCTGCTATGACAAACTCCGCGTAGCCGAATTGCGTAGGAATGTCTGGCGCTTTGCCACTCGGAAAGTCATCCTCCGTCCAATTGAAACCAACATATACCCCAGCACCCAGGTGCCGCCGCTAGCACCGACGATGATCTTCGTCCCCGCGGTATGGTCAGCTGAAAACACCTATGTTATCGGATCGGTAGTTTCCTATAACGGCATTCTCTATCAGGCGAACGCTTCTGTGACTACAGGTGTAACGCCCGGAAATGGCGTGCCATGGGAACAGTATTTTGGTCCTATTACGGTTTCGTGCTGGAGCACTACGATCACGTTCCCGCTGAATTGGCTTGTCGGCACCGTCTATGTCCAGGGGAACCAGGTCATTGCCGAGGACGGAAATGTTTATACGGCTACGCAGACGACTGTAGCTAATGACCCAGTGACGGATGGTGGCGTGAACTGGATTGAGGGCGGCCCACCGACTGCACCCACCACTAGTTTCTTCGCGGGCGAGTTGGTGTACAATCCGGTCGCCAGCAATCCTGGCATATACATCTCGCTTCAGAGCGGGAACACTGATCTCCCCGGCATCTGGCCTGCTTGGGTCTCGACCAACATCTACAAGCTGAATGATCAGGTCATCTACCAGGGCGTGGTCTACCAGTCGGCTCAGGACATGAATGTGAATAATACGCCTACCGGCTTGGGTCCATGGATCTTTCAGCCTGGGTCTCAGACCGACTTTATGACTGGGCTCAACTGGCTACAGTTGGGAACAGCCACCGTTCAGTCGCTTACCTTGGTCTATCCAGTTGGCACCGGCCCAGCATCACAGGTCTCTAGCCGGAATGTCTTCATGCTACCCAACGGCTTCTTGCGCCAGGCTCCTTCCGACCCGAAGGCCGGTTCTCAGTCCTATCTCGGATCGCCAATGGGTCAACTTCGCTACGAGGACTACGAGTTCGAGAACAACTTCTTCACGTCCGCGACCGCTAACCCGGTCATGTTGCGCTTCGTGGCGGATATAGCGGACATATTGGAGATGGACCCCATGTTTTGTGAAGGTCTTAGCGCGCGCATTGCTACCGAAATCGTAGAAGACCTGACCCAATCGGAAGGCAAACTCCAGGCTATTGGAGCCCAGTACAAGGAGTTTATGACCGAAGCCCGCGTGGTTAATGGCATCGAGACCGGCGCGACAGAGCCCCCGATGGATGACTATTTGGAATGTCGTTTATGAAGACTATTGCGCTTTTCATCTGTAGCCTCGTCTGCGGCGCGGTCTTCTTTGTGGGGGTAGTGATCTTCTGCATCCGTGACTTTCTGAACCGGAGGTTCTGATGGGTCGCGGCTCTTACGCACGCACCTCTTTCCTTGGCGGCGAGTGGTCTAAGACCGCTCAAGGACGCGCCGATAAGGAAGAGTACGTCACGGCCATGGATAAGTGCTTCAATGCTCTGCCGGTTGAGCAGGGGGCCTGCACACGCCGCCCAGGAACTATCCAACTCGGCACCACACGCAATGGCGTACCCGGCGTGATCCGCTCCTTTGATTTCCTCCAGTCCGTGCCGTATTTGATGGAATTTACGCCGGGCTTCATGCGCCTGCACAGCGGCGCATATACCGCGACCGAAAATGAACAGGCGATCACGGTGGTCACGCCAAACACTGGGCCGCCGATATCGGCCACGATCACCACCAGCGCGCCGCATGGTTGGAGTGTCGGAGAACAGGTTCAGGTTCGTATCATAGGGGCACTCGCTGGTCCCCTGTACAATGTTGCACCGCTCCTTGGCCGCCAGTTCATAATCACCGCGGTACCTACCACGAGTTCGATCACTATCGTGGATAGCATCTTTGGCACCTTTGACGCCACTACGGTTGTTCTTGGAACGAATGATCTTGGCATTAGCCGGGTTGTTGAGTTCACGGTGCCGTACCAGTCGGCCGACCTGACAAATCTGCGGGTTGTGCAGAACGATACTTACGCTTTCATTCTCTGCGCTGGTTATCCCGCTCTGGTGCTTCAGCAACTAACACCGCCGATCTCAGACAGCGATGGTGATCCAGTGGATTTTGCCACCTTCAGTTTGACCACTGCTGTGTTCACTGACGGGCCTTATCTTGATCCACCTACAGACGGTAGTACGGTATCCGCCGGGTCTTCCGGTCCTGGCTCCGTCACGCTCACCTGGTCTTCAACCAATTCGATCAATAACGGCCAAGGGTTCACGTCCGCGGATGTGGGTCGGTTCGTACGCTTGTTCAGCCAGCCGCTTCCATGGGTCTCCACTACGGCGTATGCCGTTGGCCAGACAGCCC